GACTGTTTCTAGTGTCGAGTTGCTCCCATCCCAGTAAGGCATTTTCATATCTAGGCAAGCCTGACGGAATCTAACAGCCGAGTCCCAAAGTGTTTCAGCCTCAAACTCATCCCACTCGATGTCAAACTCCATGTAGCTCGACCCTGCGAGTGCAACTAACTTAGCTTGCTTTATACCGAATACTCTCATGTACCAAAGCACCTGCGCTCGGTAAGCCTGTGGAACACCTGACCAGTAATCTCTAGAGAACTTGACCTCGACAATCCCCCACTCACCATCAGCGGTTTTGTAAAGTCCATCAGGGTTAGACCTAGCCCAAGGGTTTTCTTTATTTGCCCAAGTTCCTGTTTCGTAGATTTCTAGTTCAGGATGTTCGTCAGCAAACAAGTCGAGTATCGGTGCTTCAAGTTTTGTACCAAGCTTCATACTCATGTTGGGTGTTACCTCGTCAGGAATCTGTCCTGTCTTTTTTGCCCACTTGGTAATTGCTGATTCCCAAGCACTTAGCCCGGTGATAGCTGCGATGTCTGAGCCACCGACAGCACCTGGTTCGTTGCGTAAATCGCGCCACTCTTGACTGCCGTTGGCAAAGTGACCGAGTAGGACTGCATCAAATAACTCGTTAGTTTCGGCTGGTAATTTATTTACTGGCAAGGTTTCCCTCTCTTTTCCTTGTCGCAAGGCCACGCTAACTCTCTCGGCGTGGCTTTGCTATTTAGTGTGTCTTTACTCTAATGTGAGCCTATGACATTACGCCAGATTGAACGCAAATATATTGAGTTGCAAGAAGCAATAAGAAACAATGACGGCGTTGATTGTAGTCAAGTTCCAGAGGTCTTTTTCCCAGAGGATGAGCATGACCCAGCAACTCGAAAGTCAATGGTGCAGGTAGCAAAAGAAGTCTGCGCTGATTGCCCTGTAAGGCTGAGGTGTCTTGACTATGCGTTATCGGCAGGGATGCAAGGCATCTGGGGTGGAACTACTGCTGAGGAACGACAGAAGCTAAGAGCTTAGTCCTCGTTGCTTGGCACATTACGGATAGCAAGAGCCGATCCTGTAACAGTCAAGATTGCGGCAAAGACATTCAGTAGCGGTGAGGCAAGTTCCTCAGACAAGATACCGATAGCAACCAATAGTGGAACGATTGCGGCAATAACTCCGTAAATCCATTTACGAGTTTCAGGTGTTGGGTTTAGCATTTGTAGCCTTTCATCTTGTCCTATCAGTTTACCCAACCGAATAAACGCTATCCAGCCAGAAATTGAGGGGCTGTGAGGCTCGTAGAGGGCTTGGCAGGTCTTAGCCTAAGTGATTCCCTTGCCAAAGCCCAAAGGCCGTCTATGAGGCTTACAGGGCTTTATAGGGCAATACCTATGGAAGTCTGCCCCAAGTAACCCAGCCAACAACGCCATCTACCCTGATGCCCTGCTCACGCTGGAACTGCCTGACTCTGGCATCGGTGATAGGGCCAAAGATGCCGTCAGCCTTGATACCTAGAACGCTTTGAAGGTACTTGACATTTGAGCCTGTTGATCCACGCTTCAAGAATCTAATAAGTCTTGGCTTGTTGCTGGCTGGTGGTGGGCTTGGGATAACCGGTGCGACAGGTGCGACTGCCTGAGATGCTCTCTTGTTGCACTCGGCAACGATGTAGTCAAGCTGTGAAATTACAAATGGCCCTGGGCAAGCGGTAGCTGAATACTGCTGGTGCCAAGCGATAAAGAACTCGCTCTGTACCTGAGTCTTGATGTTCTTAGCAAAGCCTCGGTTAGCTCTTGGCGAGATGCTTGCATGAAAGATGATGACATCTATCAAAGCCTCGATAGCAGCAGATGACACAGGCCAATCTCCACCGACAGATGAGTTGTCAATCTCAAAGGTCACAGCACTAGGGTCAGGCTGTCCACCTGTTGAGTAAGGTCTGCGCTCAGGGTTTACGATTCCTGTTACTGCACCTGAGTTGGAGATGTGATAGGTAGGGTGAGAGTTGCGTGGGTTCTTGTTAGCAACATAGTTCAGTCCGTTAGTTCCTGCGACATGGTGAATCACTACTCCGTTGATGGCTTGCCCATTGCGAGAGCCACCGAATCCGTTGTCTTGTATTCCTGCAACCTTTGGGTACCAGCTCATTATTTTCCTATCGTGCTAATTAGTAATCCGATGATGGCTACAACTGCTGCTGTAAGTCCTGTGTAGGCTACTCTCTCAATCCAAGCAAGTCTGGCTAATGTGAGTTCTACTTCTCTGATTCTTTCCGGCACATCGTCAAGGTGATCTAGTTTCTGCAACACCTGGATAAGAATCTGTCCATGCTCAAGTTGCTTCTTGTAGATGTCGGCCTGAGTAATCCGAACTGAAGTAGTTTCCTCAGACATTAGCTTTTAAGTCCAAAGGCTGCTTCAACTTCATCAACAGAAAGTCCAAGAGCGCGGAGTTTTTTGATAGCAGAATCTTTAGAGTCAATTTTTGCTTGTTCTTGTTTTGCAATTTTAGCTTGGACTTCCGGCCATTGTTTTTCTAGGACTTCTTTTGTTGGCTGTGGAGTATCGGATAACCAAGTCAATCCAGAATAATCATCACCATTCATTATCCATTCTGAATCTGGATAGTTATAAGTAAGAACAAGTGAGATATCCATTAGCCGGCTACTTCCATAAGGGTGATTGTGCTTGCACTTCTAAAGTTAGAACTGTTATTTGTATCTCCAAGCGACCTATTCACATAAAGAGTTAAAGTTCCGCCGCTAGAATTTATTACTTTTACGCCATAAGTTATGGGGCTAGTCGTAGCAGGAGAATGTAAAGTGTTTAAGGAAATAGTTGCCCCATGATCAGTATCTGAGGAAGCTAGGACATACTGTCCGCCACCAACCCTCGTTCTTGATGAGGCTGCATCACCTATTGCAATCAAAGTACCGCCAGCGTCAAGCCCTGCAAAAAAGCTGTTTCGACCCGATCCTGAACCATTGACATTAGCAATCACTAGAATTTTAGAACTAACACTTGACGGCGTAATAGTTGCGGTTAGACCAGTAACCAATGAGCTGGCCTGAGATGCAACTGAAGCCGAAAAAGAGTCGGTTTTGGTTGTGGAAACAACCTGTAGAATCCCACCAGTTGTCGCCAAGCTATTTTTCCAAGCACTTCCGTCATATAGTGACAAAATGTTGGAGTCATTTAGGTAGGCTGCCATTCCCTCGACTGGGGTGTCAATAGCTGCATCCCTAGCTGTGGCTGAGCCAAAGGTCATAACAGACTGATCCATTAGATAAGTGTTTACATCAGAGGCATCGAGCCTTGTGAATCCCTCAAATTCTTTTCTTGGCATGGTTTCCTAACTATGGCCCTAATACATCTTGGTTTAGAATACCCTTACTATCGCTGTTTAATATAAACAAGTTTCGGTTGTTTCTAAGCCTTAATTCTATCTCATGGCTAGTTATCGTTATGCGGTGCGAAATGCCTGTGATAAGTCCAGCCGTAATCTTTGGATCACCAACGCCGTTAGGGGTAAAGCTAATAGTGATAAATGAGTCAATTTCAAGATTTAGCACTTCAAGTTGTTGCTCAAGGCTTAGGTTGCTTAGGTCAACAGTGATGGAGTCCACTCTTAGCTGTGGCTCGTAGTAGTAAGTCAGGTAGTCCTTTGCAACATCGAAAGCTTCAGCGTCGGTTGAGTTCAAAAGGTTAGTAAGGGAATAAGACCTAACTCCATAAAGTTCTTTAGATCGTGGAGCTTCAGTAAGCTGTGTGACGGTTGCTGGGTCTTGAGTTGAGGCTTCAATCTCTGTGTAAAGAAACTCAGAGCCGTAGCTGACATCTATTTTTGTGAACCTAATGCCAGTACCAGAGTCTGTGAAATCAACAGCAACTGGCTCAGGGTTGGCAACTGTAACTGTGAGCAAAGAAGCAGCGTTGCCAGGTGAGGCAGGAAAAGCAGGGGTAATCTCAACCGATGAACTGTAAGGGCCAGAGTAGTCAGACCCATGAGCCACAGCAACTGAGTTAATAGCAGCAACTCGGTAGTGGTAAGTCGTTCCTGGGGTAAGACCTGAATCAGTGTAGGTAAGAAGGGTGTTGCCGGTGCTGGCAACGATTGTGCTGAAATTTATGTTGTCTGTTGATCGTTGGATTCTGTAACTACTAACAGCTTGACCACCATCGTCGGTGGGTGCTGTCCATGTAATAGTTGCACTTGTTCCAGTTGAGCTGGCAGTCGGAGTGCCTGGGGCAATAGGTAGTGTGTCAAAGACAACCTCAAAAACTAACGAACCATTTGATAGTGTTACTCCACCAACACGAACCACTCCGTTGTCGGTAAAGTTAGCGTCTGGTGCGGTGTTATCCATCTTGATTGAAGCACTAAAGGCAGTGTCAACAGAGTAAGTTACTTGAGCACTTGTTTCCTTTGTAAAACCGATCCAATAGGTTGTTCCAGCGTAAACAGGTCTTGAAAGATTAGCACCTACAAGATAAGGAGTCTGTGAATTAGGTAGGGTAAAGGCACTTGTAAAAAACCCATTTGTTCCACTACCTGACCACATAACAAACTTGGTAGTTGCGTTAGAGCTGTTGTAAGCAGTGACCTCAATGTTTAGTGCAGATACTAAGGCTGGCTTGGCTGATGCTCCGGTCTTGCCAGGGGCATCCCTGCCAGAGATGTCGGGCATGGTAATAAGTTGAGCAATGTTGTATGGGGGTCTAAAACCAAAGAAGGGGTCTTGCCTTCTTACAGCGCCATTGGAATAAGTTGTCACTAGTCAAGTATCCATTCGGTTTCGTAAGACTCAAAGGCTCGTTGGGGCTGATAGTCAGGTGCTTCAGGGTCAGTCGAGTTGTAAACAGGGTCGTTAGCACCATCAAAGTAAGCGTCAACAAGAGGAGCTTCTTCAATCAAGATAGCGTCAAGGAATACAGCATTAGCCGATGGGGTTTGTCTTATGCTCATACCAGAATAAAGGCTTGTGGCACTTAGGTTGGTGTCAATTCTTGTCCACGCATCACTTGTTACAGTAGCCGTTGAAGCTCCGTATTGTGAGTAAGCAGTTCCGCTAGGTGATGTCAAAGAGGCAACCTCGACAGTCACAGTTCCCGAGCTGGCTTTAGCGTAAACCGACAAGTTGTATTCCACACCGACTTCAGACTCAAAGTATTGCTCGGCAACACCACCAGCGGTAAGGCTGCCACTAGCCGTACCGATATAAGCGGTGGCTGTTGATCTTGTGATTGAACCAGCGGTGTTTATCCAACCAGTTGTATTGTTCTCGAAGCTAGGGTTGTAGCAAAGGTTAGTTCTTGTGTAAGTAAAGGTCGGGTTGTTGATGTCATTGTTACGGCTTCGGAATACTATGCGACCTGACTTGTCAATAAAGAGTCTGCCTGGTTCTGCCCTTTCTACTTCTTGCAAGTAGCTCAAGGCGTTAGTTCCATTGCTCACTTCGTAGTCACCCATAGTTGCAACACCAGGAGAAATAAGACGCTGAGATGTAGGCCAGATAGCTGTGCCACCAACTTCAGGTCGTAGTAACACAGCCAGAATTCTTGCACTGCTAAGTTGCTCGGTTGGTGAGTAGTCGGTAAGAGTCTGATTGTTTAGATTCCAGAAGGCATCAGAGGCAACAATCTCGGCGATGGACTCACCACTTGGAGAGTAGTTAAAGTTCCAGTCGGTAATGTATCCGGTAAAGATAATCTGGTTCTCTTTGTAAACCTTGACTTCACCTGTTGGAACAATCAAGCCTTGGTAAGGGCTAGGG